ACTACACATGGGATGAAGTAATTGGCAATCTTCATGTCATCTACCCACTTGAACTAAGAGATACTAGATCAATTCCATATCAACATTTTTTATATTCTTGATAAATACTTAAATGCCAGGATGATCAATGTCAGTTCCCAGTAGTAGTAACAATTCAGGTCTTACTAAGGATGCACTAGCACCTTCTGGCGAGATAGTGTACAAATCTGAATCAACATTACGAAAATATAATGATCCTGCAAATAGCAACACCTCAACAACTGCAAAAGTTATTACAAAGGTTAATATAAAAAGTGGTGATATAGAACTTTATGAGAGTGTTCCTGGAGCAAGAGGTTCAACCACAGAAGTTCTTATAAAAACAATTAAAGGTGATGGATCTGACCCTGTTGTTGCTGATGATCAAAAAAATAAGCAGTTTTTTAGTCCATCATTTGATCATACAAAGAGACAAAATATTTTTTTACTTAATACAACAAAGAAAGAAGCATTAGTTGTTGCTAAAGATCAATTAACACAATCAGAATTTAATACTTTATCAAACACAGAAGGATATAAATCAGCAGCTAATACAACAACCACAGATCCAAATCTAACAGCAACAGATGCACAAACTGGATTAGACAGATCTAGTTCTGCATACGCACAATCAGAAAGAAAAATACCAAGAGGAAGGAGTACACCATATAGGTATCCAAAAACAGTACCAGAATTAGGGTATGATTTTATAAGAATAAAGTCATACAAATATAAAGCAGGTGGAAGAGAATCACTTAAATTAGCAAAAAGATTAAGTGCCAAAGAAAGATTGATTGCAAATAATGAGGTGCAGGAAACAATTATTCTACCAATGCAACCTAACTTTTCTGAATCAAATGCTGTCAGTTGGGGTGGTGATAATTTAAACCCACTTAAAATGATGGGTGCAGGTTTTGCCCAAGGTGCTATTGAGGCATTAGGAAATCTATCAACACCAACTACAGCAGGTACAATAATTGGAAATACTTTTACACAATTAGGAGAA